TCCAATACCCCCCGTCAAGACCAAATGACTTTAAATAAGACTTATTAGAATGGATACTCCCCGGAGAAATATATTTTTTATGAATATATTTTTATCGAGGTGGGCCTCCTACCCTGATAGCCCCCTACTATCAAACCAATTCCAATACCCCCGTCAAGACCAAATGACTTTAAACATATTGCTATTGATTATTAATTACTAAAATTATAAAGATTATGAAGATTACTAATGATGCAAATACTACCATTATTGGTAGTAATACAACTGTTGTTATACCTAACAGTGATAGTATTACCTCTAATGTTGTTGTTGCTTGTAACAATGGTTCCAGTTATAGAATCAGCAAAGAGTGTTACGTTGCTTTTGAAGAACTGTTCAAAGAACAAATTGGTAAGATTGAATCTAATAAACCTATCATTGTTAAAGAGTAATGGTGTTCTTGGTATTATCATAGTTTATTAGTATGAGTACTCGTGATAAGATTAAAGTGGTACACTTGGCATTAAGTATGCTAGGTGTGCCAGTATTCATACCTCTAAGTTACATTAAATTGTATGATAATCATGTGAATAGTTTCTTAATACTATTGGTTGTACTAGTATGATACTAGACATAAATAATATAGTAAAAGAACTATTGAACTAGTCAAGACCAAATGACTATAAACATATTGCAGTTACTATCAAACCAAATGACTATAAACATATTGCCATTGTGTGTGTGGTTAGGATGCACATTGGTTGAACAGTTGCTAACCGATTTATAACATTTAATTTATTTATATTATGGGAACAAGAGTTAATGATGCAGCTAGAAAAGCTGCCGAAGAAGCTGCTAAGAAAGCTGCCGAAAAAGCTAAAGCTAACGCTAATGATGATGCTAGTAATGATGCTAGTAATGATGCTAACGCTAATGATGATGCACGTATCGTTGATTTGTCCGAGTATCACGGAAAGGAAGCAGACGATATTACTCGTCTGTTGCTTGACCGTCCTGATTTCGAGAATTACGATAGCTTGATGATTACTAATATCATTGATAATAGTAGTCGTTATGCTGGTGCTCTTACGATTGTTGTTAATCGCAATCTTCCACAGTTTGTGAAAGACGCTGCTAGTGGTACTTATGTCGAGTCTACGACTCGTAATATATTTACTACTCGTATTCAGTTATCTGCGATTCTCAAAGGTCAGGGCGAGCCAATGCTTGCCAATGCTGTTATGACAGCTCCGTTGTCAGTGTTGCACGTTATCTTCAAGAAGGCACGTATTAGCGTGCTTGGACACGTGCTTGCACAAGGTGAGGTATTCGTCAATCCGTTTGCCGCTAAGATGTCTCGTGAAGAACGTGTTAATGAACACGACCGTTATGAGTATTTCCCGTATGAGTTGTCGATGAGAACTCTGTCTCTTGCAGACGAGATGCTCGTCGCTGACATGTTGGCTAAATACCAACTTGATGCAGAGGGTGCTGCCTAACCAGTTACGTAGTGGAGAGAAATCTCCACTACTAAACTAAAGTTACACTATTCAGCACGTGTTCGAGAATACTACTAGACTGTATGCCTACAAGAATACTACTAGACTGTATGCTCGCCATCGGGCACGTCCTTCGGGCACGTCCTTCGGGGTCGGGAACGACCCTAGTCACCTGATAAGCGAAACGCTACAACTGATAAGCGAAGCTAACCAGCTGATAAGCTAAAACTATAAACTAATTTAAATAACAAAAGTATTATGAAGATAGATGAAAAGAAAAACTATAATAAACATAGATGTTATAGCTGTTGATACTCTTGAAATCACATACGATAATCATACAACTCAAATGATTCATCCTAATGATATAACCGAATGATATAACCGAATACATATCTAAGCTAAAAGCTAAGATTAAAAGGATTATCAGACATATTATCAAAGATTGACTAGTTAGCAAGCTAAAATCGCCTTTCGACGACGTTTCTCTTAGACGGATTCTAAATAACAAAGTGGACTTATATATATATATA